ACAGGGTTTGTTAAAGGAAAGTTTTTAGATACTGCCCGAAACAAACTGTTAGATGACATTGAAACGAAATTGTATGAAGATACAAAAAGAAATGGTTATGCAACTGACACTGTAATAACAGAAGTTAATACAGACGAAGGTGCAACTTTTCCATTAGGTGCGGTTCAAATAATCGTGCAAGTAGAATATATTCACCCTAAAGGTGATTTAGACAAATAACAGTAATAGGAGCAAACAATGGCAGTTCTAAAAGGTAAAGACGGTTCAATATCAGTAGGTTTGAACAATCTTGCAAACATTACTTCTTTCACTATCAATGAAGAAGCAGATACACTAGAAACTACAGCGATGGGTAACGCAGGTTACAAAACGTTTGTAGGTTCACTAAAATCATGGAGCGGAACAGTTGAAGCAATATTTGATGATACTGATACAGCGGTTCAAGTAGGAGGATCAATCACACTAACAGTTTTAGTTGATAATGGTTCAGCCGAACAAGTACGTTACTCTGGTGATTGTATCGTGACTTCAAGGTCAGTAGAAGTAGCAGTTGCAGATTTAGTCAGCGTTACTTTTGAAGTAACAGGAAGCGGTGCCTTAACTGAAACTATATCATAATAATATAATTTCACAAGAGGTAAAATAATGAGCGTAATCAACAATGCGAAAACGCATTTTAAAACTAGACTTACAGACAAACTAGAATGGGTAGATTGCCCAGAATGGGATTGTAAAATATACTTTAAGGCTAGTGCAACACTTAAGCAAACCGAAGAGGTTGTTGCTTTGCACCGTGAAAATAAAGTCGCGGAAGCATTAGCAACTGTCCTTATTCAACGTGCATTAACAGAAGATGGGAAAAAAATGTTTGTCGGTGCAGACAAATTTGACATGATGAATTCAGTTGACCCAGAAGTTGTTACACGTATAGCTACACATATTCTTAATGTAGAACCTACAGCGGAGACCGTAGCAAAAAACTAAGTACCGATGTTGACACATATTTCCTGTATCAACTAGCAGAACTACTGCACAAGTCTGTTAACGAGATTATGGAAATGTCAGCATCGGAATACATAGGATGGGCTGAGTATTTTAAGTTGAAAGAACAACGGAGTAAGCGAAAACATGGCAAACACAAGTATTGAAATTGAAATCAAAGCCCTCGACAAAGCAACCAGTAAACTAAACTCGATATCTAATTCTATGGGCCCACTTAATAAGAAAGTGGGAAAACTAGATAAACAGTTTGACAAGGTTGACAAGTCAATCAACAAAACATCAGGATCATTTGGGAAACTAAAAGGTCTATTAGCAGGTGCCATCACAATTGGTGGTATTACTGCATTTACTAAGTCAGTTGTTGAAGCAAGTTCTCGTGCAGAGGATTTAAAGACAACACTTGACACAGTTACCGGTTCAGCAAAAGCGGGTGATGATGCATTTAAGTTTATTAATGACTTTGCAACAAGAACTCCTTTTGACATCGAAACTCTAACAGAGACATTCATCAAATTGAAGTCATCGGGTATTGAACCAACCGAAGAACTTCTTACATCGTTTGGTGATATGGCGTCTGTTACCACAGACCGTATCGGGTCATTGAATGCTGTTACAGATTTGTTTTCAAGAACTACATCGGGCGGTTTAGGACTAGAAGAACTAAACCGTCTCGCTGATAGAGGTATTCCTGTATTCAAAATCTTAGAAGACCAACTAGGATTAGCAAGACTAGAAATCTCAGAATTTGGTAAAACAGCCGAAGGTGCGGCAAAGATTAAAGATGCACTACTAGTAGGACTCGATGAGAACTTTGGTGGTGGTATGGAAAAAGCATCTAAGAACTTATCAGTATCATTATCTAACTTAGGTATCGCAGGTAACAATGCCTTGATTGCAGTTGGTGAAGGTGGCCTTTCAGACGCAATCAATAGTGCGGCACAAAGAATGACAGACTTTATTGTTAACAATGAAGACTTAGCAATGGCACTTGGTGAGAAATTAGGACAAGCTGTTACATTCTTAGTTGACGGTATTGCTTCACTTTCATCAGGTATGGAAAAAGCAGGCCCAATCTTTGAATTATTAGGAACAATATTTAACGACATTCTTGTCCCAGCATTTGGACTAGCATTTGATGTTTTAGTAAAAATAGCAGAAGCATTATCTCCATTAGCAGAAACAGTAGCACCATTGGCACAATCAGCATTTGAAGGGATAGCAACAGTTATGACTGACATTGTTATACCAGCATTTGAATTAGTTATTGGAACTATTGGAACAGTTATTGACAAGATACAAAGCATGATTGATTTCATCGGTGCAGGTATTGGTAAAGTCAAAGAGTTCGGTGGTGCAGTAGGTGATAAAGTTAGCGGAGGCTTTGAAAAAGCCGGAGACGCAATCGGTGGTTGGGTTGACGGTGGTAAAGAAAAGTTAACTGGCTTGTATGACTGGGCAGTAGGTAACTCTCTTATCCCAGACTTAGTTAGAGATATCGGTAAAGTAATGGACACATTACCAAACAAAATGGTAGACCCAATCGGTAAAGCAGTTACAGATTCAAAGATGGAGTTTAATCGACTTCCAACTGGTCTAAATCCAAATGACCTTGCAGACCCAGTTAGTGGTGCAGGCTTAGGTGTAGGAGCATTAGCCAGCAATGCATTAACATCAAACTCAGCGGTTAACTTCAACATTTCAGGTGTAAATGCAGGCGGAGGAATGGGTCAGTTTCAATCAAAACAAATGAGACAGTATATTGAAGGTATTGCTCTAAAAACAGCACACACTGTACTTAGACAGAATACAGGCTTTGGAGGGTTAGTATAATGGCAAACTTACCATTACAAACACAGTTATCAATATCAACAAGTTATGTTGCAACACCAAGACATAGATTAGTAGAGTTTGGCGATGGTTACATACAAAGAACACCATTAGGAATCAACTATCAAAGACGTACACTTACAGTTACACACGACAATTTAAGTGCAACAGACGCCGCTACTCTAATTGTATTTTATGAAAATAGATTGTTAGATGCAGGTGTAATAGACATAGCCGCAAACGAATTATTAAGAACAGCAGGCAAATTCTACTTAGAAAGTTTTGATGTTCAAATGGCAGACAATGAAAGACGAACAATATCAGCAAGTATGATAGAGGTATTCGACTTATGAGTTTACCAGCAATAGTATCATCAAAACTTGCAACAAGTCCAATAACAGATTTATATGAATTTGACTTTACGCAAATAGGCGGCACTGCAAAAATTTACATTTCAAGTGGTCAAGAAGGTGATGGCTCAGGTGGCTTACAAAAACTTGACATTGCATGGGATGATGAAGTTGGTGTGCAAGTATTCGAGCATTGCGATTTACAGATTAGTAATTTACGTTCAGACTTAACAGGACAAGTTGCAGAACCACAGTTAACAGTTGCGGCTAAAACATTGTGGGATATATCAGGTTGGGCTACAGCAACAAGCAATTTCGGTATGATGAATTATCGTGGCTTAGGTGTCAATAGAAAAAGACTTTTTTATAACACATGGTATAATATGATACCGCAAAGATTTTTTGTAAAGTCAGTTGATGAACTTACACCAGAACAAATAACATTTACATTGACACCAAGTTTAGGCACCGAAAACGGTGAAAAACCAAGTGCAAGAAAGTTGGATATATAGCATGAACTTTAATAAATTTAACTTAGACCAATTTGTAAAAACAAAATTAGCACAACAGATACAACAATCGCAGATTGGAAACTTTGTTAAACAAAAAGGTGCGCCAGCAATAATATCAACTGTTCTTAAAAAGATATTAGGCAAAAAAGATCCAGTAGTAGTCGACGGTATAGACATGGGTATACAAGTAGAGCCAGGTGTTATACCAGTTGTTTATGGTCATATAGGAATGTCAAATACACAGTTTGACTTAGGACAAAAGCCAAGTGATATAGATGCAGAATTTATTACACAAGAAGTTAAAATAGTTGTAGGTGAAGGCCCGATTGCAGGTGTATCAAAATTAGTAAATCAAGGAACTATTGAATTTCAACTTCCAGGAGAGTCAAAAGAAAATTTAAAACAAGTTATTATTAATGATTCATTTGTTGTAGATCCAAATACAAATGTAGCAAACTTTAAAGACATTAAATTTGAAATGACATTGGGTGATGGTACTACAAATAAACAAACAGCGACAATAACAGATTTCAATCCATTTCTAGTAGAAGAAGCAGATGGTGTAAAGATTGAAGCACTAGATGATCCAACAAATACAAAATTACTAAATGACTTAGGTGATGTTACAGCCGCTAAAGGCGAAAACTATGTTCTTTTCTGGAATAATGATGCAGGTCAATGGGAAGCTAAAAGTTTCAACACTCTACTAAATGAAGCAGGCGCTACTTATGATGGTGGTGCAGGTGGAACAGGCGGTGATGGTGGTGATGGCGGCACAGGCGGAGGCGGCGG